ATAAATATTACCGACACCATCAATAGCTAATCCGCACCCCCCATTACCACCGCCACCAGAAAGTACTCGCTCAAAAAGCGAATTTCCAGTAAAAGAATAAGCCTGTACTTCATGCCCGTTATCAAGCCCGGACCATAGAACAACACCGTCCCATTTTGGGTCGCCGCCAGTAGGGTCACTATAAGAAACTCCGTAATCTCCAGCAACACTAGCATAATACACAGCCGTAACTTGAGTCAGCCCGATAATTGGACTAGGTAATCCCACCAGTACATAATTTTACGTACAGCGGGACGTTGACCGCCACGTGATCGCTTAGCCTGCACATCACGTGGGCGTACATTCTGTAAATCCGGGCTGGTGAGTGGGGGTTGCCCACTCATCGCCCAGTTTTTATCCAGCCCTTTTAGGGGAAAGGATATTTTTAACGGATTAGCCATATTAAACTTAAACTGTTATAGCTGGCGGAGCAGCAACACCAGCCAAGCCTATGATTACCCAGCCAAGGGTGTCGTCAATAAATTTTAAAGTTGCAGTATCGCCAGCATCGGCAAACACAATCGTAGCGAACCCGGTCTTGGTTGTCGGCGTTAAAGTACCGTCACCATTACCATCAGTAACTAAAACAATAGTTAGCTCCTGACCAATTTTGCCATTAGCCAAAGTCAAGGCTTCAGCATCACCACCGGTAGTTTTTAAAACTACCGAATGTGTGACAGGAATCGCCAATACGTCGCCAGCAACAGTAATGCTGCCTCTTGGCTGCACTCCTGCCCTGTCTAATTCTTTTTGTACATTATGACTTGACATAATTTAACTCCCAAAAGTGTTATAGTAAGTATAATCTCCATGCCTATACAAACTCAAATTATTAGATGAAAGATACGACCCCAAAATATCAGGTTCTCCTGCATTATCAGCATCAATAGCATCGGCTAAAAGTATTTCAACTTTAGCGTTTTGAGGTCCAATTATCTCGTCCTCTTCTAACTCAATTTCTGCTCGTATCATCTGCTTAACCAGATTATGAAATGCCTGATGCCCAATAATAAGATGATTATCATCCTCAAGTTCACCAGGATTTATTCGATAATACAGTATCGCAGTGTACGAAGCATCCGGTGTAGGATAAACTTCCAGTTTCCAAGCAGAACCAGTTTCTTCGCTATACTCCAAAGGTATAATGTCAAAAACTTGCGGCTGATTGGTACTTTCATTTTCAACTCGCCATTTACGAATAGTAGTGATGTCCCTTCTGTGCAAACACTTATAAGGTTTGTTTACAGTATAAGGCATTTCATCTGACACTATTCTCTCAAAATTAGCAGGTAAACTATAAGCGTTTTTATTGGCGATGAAATTTATTGTAACGGCTTGGTGCATAAATCTCCAAGGATGTTTCTGCAAAGCTTGAGTATATGCTTCATTAACCAAATCTTTTACTATAATCAAATCATCGCCAGTAGCATTAGCTTTACCCCAATGACGAGCCGCATATTCATATAAAGTCTGGAATGTCTGTATAGCCATTTTTTTCCTTTATAGAGGTACGGCCCCCCTATTGGAAAACCGTACCTCATAACCACATCAAACTCAAAATTAAGAAACTACGGGCGGAGCATCAGTACCATAATAGCCTACTAACATCCAGCCAAGGGTATCATCAACCCACATCAAAGTAGCAGTATCTTTAGCACCGAGAAATACAATAGTTGCAAAACCAGTGCAAGTAGTCGGTGTCAAAGTTCCCGCTCCACCGCCAGCAGTTACCAAACTAATCGTCAGCAACTGACCGGGAAAAGTGCCGTTAGCCAAAGTCAAAGCTTCAGCGTCGCCGCCGGTAGTTTTCGCCACGTAACGATGAGTTACGGGAATCGCCAATACGTCGCCAGCAACAGTAGTGCTGCCGGTAATATTGGCAGTACGACCTTCAAGCACTTGCCAAGCCGCACCGTTCCAACGAACCAACAGGCCGTCATTCACAGAATCTAGAATGAATACATTCTGACCGCCGATTACATTGGTAATAGTGACCACTATATCGTATGAAGTGATCGCACCATCTAATCGAATTTCCCATACTTGTCCAACCCACTGCCCATCACCTAAAGTGTAAGTGCAGTGACCAGCACCAATATCACCAGCGGCAATTCTAACACAACCGTAATTAAGTGCCAAGTCGCCAGTAATCCCGGAAGTAGCGGCTACCGCTAAATCCAGCGTGGTATTGTCCATATTATTATCATCGGGGTCGATGGTAATAGTAGGAATACCAGTACCGGCAGTTTTTACGCCGGTCGGGGGCATATTTTGATACCCGACTCTCTCATTTAAAGGTCCATATCCAGGCATTTTATTCTCCTTGCTTAATTTTTCATTAAGTCTATATTACAATTAATTGTTTAAGGCTTACTTATCAGTTATCTAGGCTTACTTGCCGGTTGTACTGAGGTGGAAGCCACTATAACGCCTATTAAGATTAGCATAATTATAAGTTAAATCCACAAAGGACTTAATGAAATTATGATTATCCGCATCAGGCTTTGGGGGGGTTTCACGGAAATTGTCACCCTTCAAAACCACCGCCTCGAAGAAATTCCAATTAACGCCAAATACGCTGTCTGCTCCCATTGTAGCAGCATTGTAACCAGCACCGTCCGCATCAAGAATATCCACATACCTAAAGGGAATCCGATTGAAAGCTACTGCACCATGATATTTACCAAGATCGTAACCAACTTTATCATCAGCCATTAACAACATTGAAGTCAAGGACTTTAAAACATTGTTATTGGTGTACATCCGAAACATACTGAGAGGTCCAGATTGCCCCTCTTCAATAGTGGCCGGAGACCGAAACTTGGTTTTACGGAAAGCTACATCTAGTTTTTCAACCAGATCATCCCAATCAATGGTGACATACTGAGCATAATAAGAACGCCAATGGGCTAAAGCATCAGAATCGGGGATGCCGCCAGCACCGGCAGTAATCTCATTACCATCTTCATAGTAAGGATTCTTACCGACAAAACCTTCACCGGCAGCCGCACCAAGAGGAAGCCAATAAGAAAGGCCAAACGGTGAAGTAGAATCAGTTGCGGACGCCGGAGAACGCCACGATCTTTCCTCTAGTTCATCGGCAAATTCGGCCCACATGTTTGTTTTACGGTTCTTTACTACGCTGATAAACCCTTCAGGACCATTCTGTACTAAGGCTTCCTGAACATAATAACCAAAACTGGTGTCAGCGTGCACCCATTTCACCAAAATTTGTTTGATTAACTGTTTCACATCAGTTGAATCGTTTTCGTCAATATGTTTGTGACTAGCATTACCAGTACGACCAAGAGAAATATGACGTTCAATCTGTTTTCCAGTTTGAACATCGACTTCTCTACCCTTAAACAACTTATTTAAGTTAGGATAATCGTTATGATCTAAAGTGTACTGAATATCGCGTTTAATATTATTAAACGTAGTTAGTCCAATATCTACCGCAGCTTGCAGTTCTAAAGACATATTCTAGCTCCTTATACCCTATCCATTTCTGCCAGTTCTGACACTGGCTTGAATAGCGGCTATGTTGTCCGCTAATTCTGCTTCACTCTTTGTCCCATCTGCATTTTTTTCATTTTTATCCGTTCTCTTTCTTCCAGATGGTTTCTGAGTATAGAGTTTTTTCACATCTTTAGCAGACTTTTTTTCCAAATTGTTTTTTTCACTTCCCGGTTTAGGGTTACCCAAAAGAGACATAGCCGCTTGTTTTAAACAATCAGGCCATGTTGTATTATTTCTTTTAGTTGAAGGTAAACTACTAATAACTAATGCCTCTTCCAGCACAGATTCACGTAATCTAAATTGTGCTTCAGTCATAGTTTCAGTATTCCCTAAAACAGGATACGCCTCAGTCATGCCATCAAAATCTTGATTAATAGCGATCTGTACTTTTTCGATTCGCTGTTCTTCATCCTTTTGATTTGATTTAGTGACCTTCTCCTCTAATGCCGCAATTTGCTTCAAAAGAGGTTTGACTACTTTTGCCACCTCTGGATCAAGATTATCTAAATCAATCTTCTCGTCAATTTCATCGCTTTTTTTATCGGGTTTATTCTCTACATTGTCACCCATTTCGCCTTTTTCAGGCGTAGATGCTTCAGAGTCTCCCGATTTCTTTACGACTATTGCGAGAGTTTCCAGAGCTTTCGGATTATCCGTAGCCATATTTATAATCTCCTCGTCCGTCATTCCAACAGAACGAGCAGCTTCTACCAAAGTTTCATCTATTTCTTCACCCTGTTCTTCCTGATTCTCTTGCTCATTATCGTTTGAAGTTTTTCCCTGAGCAACAGCTTGACGAATTTGTGCCTGTTTCCCGGCAATTTCATCAATCAACTTTTCTTCAGTCTGTTGTTCATTATTTTCAGGCTGATTATTAGTTTCTTCATTTCCATTTGTCTGTTCATTGTTTTCTGTGGTCATTTTTAACTCCTTAATCTATTACCATTCCTAATCTTTTAGCAATTTGTTTTTGATGTTTATATCCTTTTATTTTCATAGCTCCACTAACCGGATGATATTCATCACCGGGAAAACGTCGCTTCATTTCGGGAATCTGGTCAGGATGGATTCCAAATGCCTTGCTCCACAAAACACGAGATTCGGCATTTCCACCCTTTACACCGATACTTATAATTCTAATAGCTTTACCACCACAATCCGGGCACGGAATATATGAAGGTCTTTCGGCGATTAAAAACATTTCTTCTGTAATTTTATTACAATTTTCACATTCAAAATCATAAAGCGGCATTTTAAACTTCCTGTTTTTTATCTCGAATTTCCGCATTTTCTACTGCACCGGGATCATTCTGGACCCCAAGACGTCCGTCTAATTGCCCGCCCTGATTTTTCGGTTTCCGAATGTTTTGACCCTGCATAGGCTGCGGATAAGGGCCTGGATTATATTGTATCTGCATATCCTTATCAGCCGGTTTAAATACCTGCATCAAATCATCTGATTCAGTATATTTTGAAGCGGCTTGCACTAATCTCTGAACATCAACAGTCATGCCCTGTTGTGCTCCCACTTCTATCAACGGCAAAATAATCTGATTAACTGCCGATAGTAACTGCTGATATGCAACTTCAGGAGTTTTACCCTGCGTGGAATAAGCCTGCATTTCAAAATTAAAATCAAGAAACTCGCCGTCTCTTGTATCATTATTATAAGTTAAAGATAATCCACCCGGAACTCCAGGAACTTCCTTTATCATTGGAATATTAACAAACGGATTAGCCATTAGATACCAAGCCATTTTACTTTCGGCTCTAGTACCAAATTCAGTCACACTTTCATACATATCTTCAACTGTGCCCTGTGCGTTGTTGGCCTTTAATCTTTCCTGTCCCAAAGTCTTAGATTCTGAACGAATGCCGCCCAAAGTATTTAAATTACCTTGTTGTTCCGAAAATTGCTTAATATACCAATCAGCAACAGCTATATTATCGCCTTGTGGAGCACCAAAGGTTATCTCTTTAAGTCGATTAATATCGCTTACCTTAACTGTTGATCCATCGGTAGCTTTAACTACTCGATTTGCATCATCAACAGCAGCATCTTCATAAGCCAAAATAGTTTTTTGTCCCCGCAGTTGTTGATCTAATCTACGAGAAATTCTATTTACAGCATCATCCAAATCCAATGCATTGTAAGCCGGAGGAATAGGAAGTAATGACCCAGGAAAATCGTGAAAAGAAAGTAATTCATATGGTCCGTCTTCAGGAAGCATATCAACCGTTCGCATAATTCTATTGCCTTCGCCTTCAGTTGGCAGGGTTAATAATAGCCCTTCATTAACCATATATACGTCATACAATTCTACCATATCATAAAGTTCGTGATATACCCCATCTTTAACCTCAGCTTTAGCAATAGCTTCCGGCGATTCGTGACCATAAATTTTAGAAGCTTTTTTTAATTGATCGTAATGCTTAAATAATCCGCTTTCTTGTACGTATCTAAGCGGTAAACGATATTTATTGCCAATAAACAGTAAATCAGCCTGTCGTCGTGCTCCAACGTCAAATATTAAATCATCAGGATCAATCGAATCAGCGTATAATTGCCCGTTTTGGTGGGTTTCTCCGCCCCATTCTATTGTCCCATTGGGACATAAGCCTATTTTAATTGCTCCAATATAAGTTAAAGCATTGAAAACAATTTCTCTAAAGGTATTTCGATAACGAATTTCCTTTTTTAAATGCGTTAAAGCTTTACCAAGCATATCTGCTGTATGGGCATAAAGAGGATTTCCTCTGGGAGTTACAAAAGTCTTAGGCATATATTGAGCCAAATATGGCATCATAATAGTAAGATAACGAAACACCATATTAATCGGTCTAGCTTTACCAGTTAATTGAACCATTTGCTCAATATAACCATGATCTTCAAAATATTGAGCAGCATATCTATTAAGAATAACCTGCCGATGACTTTTCATCGGTTTAGTATATTTTTCACAATCCTTAATAGCTTTCTGCAAGCGAACTGGAAATCTGTCTCTTTTATTTTTAGACATAATTTATTACCGTTACTTTACAATAGAAATATTATCCGGTTTCATAAGCCATTGTTGAGCTTGTTTAACAAAATCAAGAAACGGAGATTTAGCCTCTACCGAATCAAAAAACTTATATACATCTAATACTAATTTAATATAATCGGATTCAACTCCTAATATTAACCCATCTGCATCAATAAATTTAGCAGTTAAAATACCGATCATTTTATTATTGTGTATAACCGGACACCCGGAATTACCAAAATTACCGGCAATATCCATATAAATATCGCCATTATAAGGGATTCTCGATATATGTCCGTAAGAATGCCACCATTTAACTCCTAGCGGAGCACCAATTATTTCTATTTCATCACCGGGAACTAATTCACTTGAATTGCCCAATTCTAAATAAGGCAGCGGTTTACCGGCTTCAATTCGACAAATAGCTACGTCTCGATGACTATCAATATAAATATCATAAGGAAAATATGCTTCGCCATTAGGAAATGTGATCGTTAATGGAAAGTCTCTAACCATGTGGGCTGCCGTTACAATTATGCCGCTGGGATCGACGCATACTCCCGATCCATAAAATCTGGGCGATGATATAACCACTACTGCATCTTCATTAGTATATGCAACATAAGTATTTGGTAACTCATATACTAATGCAAGACTCAAAATTATAAGCCCTATCCATCCTAATAGTACGCTTTTAACTATATTCGCCCTTGTCAACACTAATCTTGGAATTCTCATAATACTTTTCCTTTACTATAAAAGCCTAACACCAAGTATATCAAGACACTCAATTATTTTTACATCATCTGCTTCATAGCCGTATTGACTAATATAATTATGTACTTCCTTACAAATATCGGTTTCTAATTCAGCTTTATTATTAAGAATATGTTTTGCAGTCTTGCCGCCTAATATATCTGCTGCTATTCCCTGAGCAATCGTACCGATAAATTCTTCTGACTCTGAGTCTTGCATTGTTAAATATCGTTCTTTTATATCCACCATTCTAAAAGTAATAAGTAGTGAACAACTAATATTTTCCAATCCTTGTGGAGATAAATGTATTACTTGTAATTTTGTATTCTCCACATCTATACTTTGAATATAGGGAATATAAGGATGGATTCCATAGTGTAAAATTTTACCAGCTTTGCCCCACGTCCATCTTAATCCCTGTTCGTATTCATGTATTTTTTGAAATGGAAGCAAGTTCCATATATTATCAAGTAAAGTTGAAAATATATTACTTAAATCCATTTACTTTCCCTATCGCCTCAAACTCTAAAAGCCATTATAGTAATATAAACAATTAAAACAAAAACAATTAACGCTAAAGTATATGGCGTTGCTGGTTTATTTAATAGTTCATCAAAACTAAATTTTTTCACACTATTCTCTCCATCGTTTATCATCAATCGAACCCGCCTGCTCTAATTCCCATTGCAGTCTCCGTGCTTCTGGAGAGTTAAACTTTCGTTTTACCGGCATTTCAAATACTGCTACAATCTGTTCCCTTCTTCCTAAATTACATAAAGCATCAGCAATAACTCTATCGCCGTGCGTTGCCTTTGCTCCGCCTTCTTCCTCAGCCGCCGACGCAGGTTCCGGCTTACCCGCAGCAGTGAAAATATATTCCTCATATTCAGTTATTGCATCGACATCATACACCAGGAATTTTTGACTAATATCGCCGGTTTTAAAGGACCAACTTAAACTCTCTCGATAGTCCAATAAAAGATCAGATTTTGTTTGTGCTGAACTATGCCAGCCGGGAGATTGAGTTCTTGGCCTATCGGACCTTTTCTCATCCCGTTTTTTATAATAAAAAGTATAACCTAATTTAAATATCTGTCTAGCAAACGCTCCCCCCTGTCCCCCATTGGATTCCCAAATCATAAAAGGATTATTTTCTCCACCAATCCATTTAGCTAAGGCATATACCTGATTAGCAAAATTTACCGGACTGGTAAAAGCACATACCCAACTACCAACCTTTTCGCCGGTATTAACATCGAAAATACTGGCAACGGAATTACTGGCTCCTGTACCTAAACTAATATCACAACCAATCACGTAATTATGATATTGATTCGGACGACCATGCTCCATTATTTTCCCCCACCATTTAAGGCGGTTTCTACCGGAGTTAGGCACAAATTTAATATTATCTAGTTTAATAATTTCTGTTGCTCCCATCATGTAACACTCATAATTATAAGTTACTTCCCCAATATGCGATGGAGAGCGACAAAGATCAGTTCGTATTTGTTGTAAAACCTGAGCATCAAATACCATATCCCCCGATCCAATAGGGTTCATATCAAGATTTTGAGCTATATCACGAGCAGATCGCCCTAAACATTTATAATCATACCAGGGTGATCTCCATTTACCGTTACCATCTGCAACAAATAGTACCTTTTCTTCACCGGAAAGTATAGCGTCAATTTCGATGTCTTTTGTTTTAAATGGTATGCCTTCGTGAATATCGTCAAAATAATGAGGATACGTATTTCGCCAATATTTAATATCGTGAATTTCAACTTCACCATAATCTGTAGATCGGTATAATCCACTATTTTTACGGGGGTCTTTCCACCAAGGAAGTACAAATACTTTAATTTTAGCCGTAATTCCCCGGCGTAATTTACAATATGGATGAGCAGCAGTAGTATGCGTACTATTTATTATTTTACAATCTGTTACATCAGAAGTCGCATCAAGAATGCCCTGAGCAATATTTACATCTACACGTGCTAACTCATCCAATAGTACAGCGGTACGTCTATCGCCAGCAGCAAAATTCTCAGTAGTGCTTTCACCGTCAATCGAACTATTGTTCTCAAGATTTTTCAAATGACAAAAAGTTCGCTCTTTCTCCGGTGCTAACCACTTAGGTAAATTTTCCAGCAAGTAATCCAGTTTCCAAAATAAAGCTCTTTGATCGTTTCTTTTATCTACTAATTGAATATTACGAGAACCCGCAAGAAAATGTGAATCTGGAATAAAAAGCCAGTTGTGTATAAAAATACCAAGATGTAACCAAGTCGCTCCCTCTTCCCGGCTTTTATCAAATAAAATATCATAACCTTCGGTTATAGCTTTTTGCACTTCCAGAATTGCCTCGTCCTGATTTTCCCAAGTAATGAAAGGTAGATTACGATAACCCGGAGCATTTTTTGGGTTAAAAGTCCAATAAAAAGTTTTAAAAGTTATCCGGGGGTCTTGACGACATAAATGCCGCATAACATTGCGGGTATCTTTACTTTCAAAACACATTTTATTCAAAGCGTTTCTGAATTCTAAATTTTCAGGAATAGTTGCCGGAATTTCCGCCAGGAATTTTTCCGGGGTTAAATTTAAACTGTCACTTTGCACTTTACTACCCTGCTTTTTAACTCTTCAAAAAACTTCCCGCCCAATTTTTTCATCTTAACTTCTTCGGTAATACTAAGTTCTTCAGGAGTTAATCCTTCCTCGATCTCTTTATTGGAACTCAAATTAGCCCAAGGATCGGGTCTAAATAATCGAAGAATCTTTTCTATGGCTACAATATTGGGACCAACTTCTTTAGTAGTTACTTCTTCAGTTGTTTCCCCATTTTTACCTTTTACTGACTTAACAGTCGTTAATGTACCGCCTAATGCGGCTCTAAGCAAACTATTCTCAACCTTATTCAATACTATTTCACGAGCCTGATTAAATAAATGTCGAATTTTTGGGTCCTGATTCTGCCACGATACAATAGAATGCCTGTCTCCCGCATTTAAAATATAAGGAATATCTTTCTCATCTACGCCCGATTCGATCATTCGCAGAGCGAGGTCTAAATGTTCCTTAGTCAAACCAGGAACAATCTCATTAACTATTTGTAAATCAGTCTGATTCATCTTCTTTCGATTGTTTTGACGCTTCTGCCCCCCAACACGGATCATCATAAGCATATAAGCAAAATTCATGCAGGTCTTTAACATCTTGATATTGAGCTAAAACTTCACTAATATCAAAAATAACCTGCATTTCTACTTTCTCATCATCATCTTTTTTAGAATATTTAAATATCTTATCTTTCGGCACAATGACTTTACAGCCTATATTTGATTTGCCGTGTTGCGTGGAACCCTCTTCAATAATTTCTACCAAATAACATGTAGATTGTTCCCCTTCCGGCATAGGTAATACTTTACCTCTAAGCTGATAATCGTAAATTAAACGAATTGTCTGATATGGTCCAACTTTCATAAATTTCTCCTTAATCTATACCTTCATTATCTACTTCTAATTCACCAACAAATATTCTATCTGTTAAATCATCTTCTATTTTTTTAAGAGCTTCCGAATCAATGCCCTGACCTTCCAATGCCGCCGATCCTTGATTCAAAGCAATAAGCCATTTTGCTTTTTTACGAGCTTGTTCTAGCGTTATTCCCGTTATTCCTTCGGCAATACTTGTAGTAATTTCTTTAAAAAATTCGCTATGTTTTTTAATCACTTTAACCTTTTAAGATTCCGGGAGTGCTTCGTTGACCCAGGAGCCTACCAGGTTAAATTTAGTAATATTGGTCAGGGTCTTAACTTCGGCGTATATCCAACTTTCGCCGGTCAACCGTATAATTGCCAGTCCGATCCTGTCATTGCCGCTATCGTTGCCTACTCGCAAATCAGCCACGCCGCCAGCCGCCGTCTCCACCACCGTATCGAAGTAGTAATTGCTGGCTAACGCCGCCAATGCCGGATCAGCCGGATCGTTATTACATTGCATTGTGCCGCGTGTAAAAGTAATACTGGAAAGCAATATCGCCGGTTGCTGCTGTTTGCCCTTCTGCCCCCGCCCGCCAAATATATTGACCAGTGCCGTACCACCGTCATCCCCGGTCCCAAAGGCCATCAATATCAGTGATGTCGCATCAGCACTAACTGAGACCCTGTTTGCAGGAAGACTGTCATACGTAGCCGCAGCCAATGCCGTATCGTTAGCCGTGACGTCCCTGCGAATATTTATATAACCTACTTGAACGTTACGATTCAAAATAATACTCCTTAAACATTTTTCCAAATTTTATTACAGTTAATGTAGCTAATTAAACTTTGATCTACGTTAAAAATTTTTCCTATTTTTGTCTGAGAAAGACTTTTAAAGTTTAATAATTGCCTAATAATACGCACTTGTAAATTATTTAATTTTGCTCGACCGCTCTTTTCCCCTCTAGCAAATGTATCGTGCCTTATAGCATCTTGCTTATTGGCTTTATTAGTATCCCACCTCAAATTTTCCAACCTATTATCTCCTGGATTGCCGTTGTAATGGCAACACTCCATCCCGTCTGGGCAAGGACCAACAAATGTCTCAAGAATGAGGCGATGAACTAATCTCCAGTAATACTCCCCATTTTTTCTAAGGCATACTCGATAACGACCTTTTTTGTCTGTAGTATTTAATGCTAAATATCGTTTAGTTATTCTACTCCAAATTCTACCATCTTTAGTAGCAAAGTAATCTGAAAATCCAGGAATCGGGGTCATTACGATCTCCTATTTCCTTTTATGCAGTTTTTTCCGTTTGGGCGGTTTACCCGTTTGTAAGGCCTGTCCGGTCTGTGACTGAGCGATCCTAGCCGCATTCGCTTCGGCATACCCTTTTCGCAACAGTGCTCTATATACTTTATGAACTTTTGATCCTACAGGCATTCTTAATTATCCCATAACTCAATGGATAGAATCTTTGTAATTGATTAGTATTAACGTGAAGTCATTTGCAGTACCTTTCAGTATTAACATACTTCTCTACTATACAATTATACCACATTTTTGGGCATTAGTCAAATTTAAAATGCCCATTTTTGTAAATTATTTTTCCCTAATATTGCAATAAGTTAGCTTTTTATCTAACCCCGTATATTTATGCAATCGCATTGCATATTTATCCGGGATAGGGAGTCAGGAGTGCCTGAATTAGGCCGTAGGACGGTCATACGGCGAATATTTATACGATAGGTGGGGCGAGGGCCAGATATTTCAGCAGAAGGGAGTCAGGGACTGTATGTGACAATAATACCGATCTATATTTGTGACAATAGGGAGTCAGAGGCTTTACAGTTATGCAGTCGTATGGTTGTACGATTGAACAGTCGTACGGTCGTACGATTGAACAGTAGAAAAAGAATCCTCTCTCACT